TTACAAATACCGCAGTGGCGTTCTGGTTAGCCCAAGCAACTCGCACATATTGCTGGTTAGAATCAAAGCTAATAGTGGCTTCGCCGAATGTGGTGTTGTTGTTTGCCGCGCCTGTCTCTAAAAAGTTTGTGGCATCCTTGTTAGCCGCAACGCTCAAATAAGCACCAGCGTTAGTGCTGTGGGTTTCAATATCATCGAGACTCTGGTTATAGGTTGCAACCTCAGAATCTGTAATCTGTAGCTGCTCAAAGTTTGTATCAACATACTCAACAACTGCGGCTTCTTCGTTGGGGCTGGCTGCGGATTCTGCCAGTTCGTTTACTTTAACCACTTCGACCATATTTACTACAGCATCGGTAAACACATCGACGGCATCGTGCATAAGTTCCAGCTCACCATCTGCTGCATCTTCTAGAAATGTCTGTGCGTCACCGTAGGGGTTATAAGCTGTAATGCCTGATAGAGCCTGGTTGTAGGCTTGCAGTTCTTGCTGGGTTATCTTGCCAGCGTCTGCGATGCCCTGCGGGGATATAAGACCTTGGCTGCTGTAGTTAATTGCAGAACCAACCATGATAGATGCTGTGTCGATTTTGCCGACGATTGCGGCAGATGTATTTACTAGATTATCAAGCTCATTTGCTTGTGCGGAAACGCTCGCTAACAGTAGCGGCATCATCAGAAACTTCTTCATCTTCTTTGCCTATTGATAATAGTTTGTTGTAGTAGTCTCTGTTGGTTTCGTAATCTGGGATATATGTTTCTGGCTTGGTTTTCATAACTAAGAAAGCCCGCTTGCCTACCACTAGTCGCCCATTCTGTAACATTGGGCAAGGTGTTCCAGATGCAAACATAGCCTTCCAGACTTTAACGTCTTGGCATAACCTGCCGATTGCTGCGACCTTCATTCCCATGTCTGCCAGCATCTTAGCGTCACGCCTTCTGTTGCAGTCCTTATCTTCTTTGTATCGACCAGAGCTGTAACCTATTAACCCTGTCTGCAATGACCTTGAGCCACCACGCAAACAGGTCTCAACGCCGTTTGATATATAGCTAGGGGCAATGGCACTGCCTACAGGTATTTCTGAGCTAGAACCAGCTCCGTTGTAGGTGTTGCTGGTAGATTCGTCTTGCGTGTTGTTGTTGCTGTTTACTGTAGAGCCATCACCATTGTGGGTGTTTAGGTTTCCGTCTTGCTGGTTATCACTAGCAAAACAAACAGGCAAAAATAGCAAAGCGCAAAGGCTATAGTTTAGTCTTTTCATAACTACGCAAACCACCAAGCCCAAGCATACCCATTAGCACTGGCAACATAGTGCTAGTGTCAGCCTGTGGTATGTCTACACCAAAGCCAGCGGCAAGCGGTGAGATTAAAAAGTTTACGGCAAATCCCAGTACGCACACCCACCCAGTGGCCGGTCGCCAGCCTGCTTGGAACCAGTTACCCTTTGCTTCTTCTCGGTTGACTTCAATCTGAGCCAGTGAGATTTCCTGCGCGTGGCGTTCAGACATTGTTGCAATTTCGTGGGCAATCTTCTGTTTGGTATCCGCATCAGGTATAAACTTATCCAGTAGGCTAGTTACAGGGGCTATTAGTTTATCAATCAAAAGAATTTACCTATTACAAACAGGGCAATGATTAGGCCATAAATACCGTTCATAGTTCTTTGTAAAATTCTAAATTTGATTTGGCCTTCATCAAGTCTACGCTCGATGTTGCTGTATCGAATGGCGCATTCGCGCTCATGCCCTTCTAGTTTTAGTAGGGCTTCTTTGACGGTTGCCATTGTTAGTAATCCTGCATCGCGTCAATGAAATCTGCATACGCCTGCACAACAGCGTCAGTATGTACGGCAGAGCAAATGGCTTGCACTTCCGCAGTTTCACTTGAATAGTCATCACCGGCAGATATTACTCTGCGGTCAAAACTTCTGCTAAGTTCGGTTTCATCTTCTTTGATTATAGTTGCGGTGCGTACCTGTACGGCTTTGAACTCGCCAACAATTTCTATTTTATCAATAAAGGTTTCTTTAGTAAGTGCCATTTTTTTACCTATGCGTCTGTAAAGTATTGTGCAGTGAAAGAGATTTCGTTCTTATCATCTAGCCCAGTTTTTAAAGCGTTACCTGCACCCAAGTCAAGCAACACACCGTTCGACGCTTGCCTATGTGTAATGATGTAATAGTCTGAATTTTGGACAGCGTATCCGCTATGCGGAAAGTAATTGCTTTCAAATGTTTTTGCAAGACCGATAACCAGTGCGCCGGATTGCTGGCTGAAAGTCGTATTAGCTACGTTAAAGGGCAATCCAGACAAGCGTAAATCACCGGCAGGGGTGTTAGTAATATTGTCAGTTCGCAGTCTACCTGTAATTGTAACTAAGTTACCAACCTTAGTGTAGTAACCTGCCGTCAAGCTATCTTGCGTGTATGTAGGGCTGGTAGTTTGGGCAGTGTACGCTGGTGTCCATGTCCCTTCTTCATAATCAGCAAGCAGGTTAGCTGCAACATTTCCGCCAATATAAACGCCATCTGCAATGTAGGCTTTTCCGTTTACGTCTAACTGCCTGCTTGGGGAGTTAGTGTTAATGCCAAGGCGCGCATTAGGCGCGTCCCATTTCATTTTGGTCACACCAACATTATTATAAAAATTAAAGTCACCATCAGGGGCAACTTTAAATCTCGGATAGTTGTTAGTGCCATCAGTTGACTTGAATGATATTGAGCCATGCGATGTATTATCTCTGGCTGTAAAAATAGAACCACCTGCGACCTGAATTATCTCTAGCTCTTGGTCAGTGCCATCACTATCTTCAAGTTTGAGTCTTGGGCTACCATCAACAATACGCAGGTCATCTAAAACCGCGCTAGAACCCTGCTCGTATTTGTCAGCATTCAGGTTAGTGAAGTTCGCGTCTACCTCTGTGTTGGTAAGGGGACTACCCTTTCCTGCTCTTGTAACTATTGTTGACATTAGAACACCTTATGAGACTGTGATTGTCCAAGTTACCGACATAGTATCGGACGCGCCTTTATTGATAACATCAAAGGTAGTACGGCAAAGCATTGTGCCTGATGTGGCGGCATTAAATATGCCAGCTTCTGTAACAGCTCCAGTTGCATCACCGGCTTCAAAAGTTGATGTATAAATAACAACACCAGAGGCAGGGTTGGTAGAGGAATCGAGAATCTCTCTTGAGCCTAACAGCGATTCGAGAGCCGTATTACCAGCGGCAGGTGCAGTAGTGCCGGAGCCTAAAGCCATGTGCGACATAACGCTTTGCGAAGTTCCTATCATTCTGCTGCCAATGTAAGCCTTACCTGCGGTAACAACAAGATTATTGATTTCTTGCCTAGCCTTTAGGTTTCCGTTCTCATCGGTAAGCGTGATAATAACTTCACCTTTAACGCTTAGATTGTCGTTAATCATTTTGTAGCCTCTTAGAAAGTCTGTTTTATCCCGACATAATCGTCATCGAAATAAGTAAAGTCGCAATATCCCTGCATTAAAATCACCCCATCCTCTGAAGTGGCAAGAGAATCAGCAACAGTTTTGCCTACACCTGCCACCTTGGATTCTTCTGCGGTTATAGAATCAGATGCGCTTTTTGTGAATGCCACATCCTGCTGCTCTGTTACCGATATTGTATCACTAAATGCCTTGCCTATTGTTGCAAAGAAAGCATCGACAGCAGTTACCGTTTCAGTCAATAGCCTAGACAGCAAGAACAAGCCTGTCTCAATAGATGCAATCGCCTTTTGAAATGCAACAGCAGCTACAGCCTTTTGGTAGGCTATCTTTGCAATCGCTTTCTTATAGGCAATAACTGCTTTAATCATTGAAGTCAGCTCTCAGGTTAAAGTTAAGCACATCAAATATGGTTTCTTTCTCGCCAGTGTTGTAGGTTATTTCAATCTCACCCTCATAAAACCCAGCTGCCAGCGTAGCTAAATCACTTGAGCCAAAAACAAAAATGGCAATGCCGTTAGCAAAGTTTGTGCCTACATCTGTAGCCGTTAATGTAAACAGTGTGGTTGTACTACCTTTAGCTCTAAACCGCATTTTGACAGTGCCGTTGGCAAAGCTAACAGCAGAGCCGCTGTCGTCGCGTGTAATGGTAGCTTTAATCTGTGGGGCTGTATCGCCCTGCACTAGGGGGTAAACTGTCATATCATGCCTCTGGTTTTGTTGGATAGATTATATCATCTATAGTAGTCGCACTTGTATTGTTAGATGGCAAGTCTCTAAGTGCTTGCCTGTATGTAGCCCACTCTGCTTTTTTTGCATCTGTTAATGGAGTGTCGGGCATTTGTGTCCAATCGCATTCAGATAGCTTGTTAGACCTTCTTGTGCGTATTTCTAGCCATAGCCTATCTGCATTTAATTGCCATGCATTATTAATCCAATCATAAAACCCAGATGGGTTAGCTTCTCTAGTCTGCCAACCATCGCTCCAATACCAAGTTTCTAGTACATCGCTATTAACTGCATCATGGCTTATGTGTCTAGCCGTATGCTCATTATATAACTGACCATTAACGTACATATCATCAACGGCAGGGCTTATTATGTAGGCCACCTCCCCATTACCTGCAACCATTGCTACTTTTATCATGTAAATGTTCCTATTAGATTAGTTCTTAACCCACATCCGAATGCAGCTGATGGCCCGCCTACGACTTGTACTGGGAGGACTTCTTGCCTAATGGTGTTCGCACTGTAATTAAATACAGCATGATTGCAATGAACCATTGAAACTTCAGAGCTTATTATTTGCTTACCAACAAAACTTTTGCCACTCATTATTGAAAATACACCTGCCATGTTAGAAACGGAAAACACTGTGCCTGTGGCACCGACACTTGTAATATTGTCAAATGCGACTTGTTGGCACCTAAAGTTTCCATTATTTGAGCTAAAAACCTGATCTGTACCATTGCTCTTATAAACCTCAAGTCCGTAGCCAGGCGATGTATTATTTGGCATCTCTGGGCTGCGTATAGCAATCACCCAGTCAATTGATATTGTCGAAGTTGCGGCATAAGGTAGACCAATTACAAATGATGAATAACTTGTACTGGGGAACTCAGAAAACCAAAGTGCATGGCTACCTGACTCTGTACTTGGTTTAGCAAACATTACATAATCTGTCGGCGTGTTAGATGGAAAAGCTATTGGGTAAAAAGTATTTGTCGTGCCTGCCGTTCCTGTCCCGCTAGCCCATACAGCTAGATTTTCATATGTGCCGTCAATTTGGGTGAATCCACTAGCGTTTTTGCATGATATTCCGTAACTCATATTCTAAATACCTGTACCTTGTAGGTGTAAGCAGATGAATTATTCGAGTTTGTTACGCTAAATCCGCTTGAAGTGAATGCTATTGATAAGAAAAAATTAGAATAAGAAAGTTCATTTATTCCCCACGTTCCATCATTTGACATTCCGGTTACTGCTATATTCGATGTTGAGCTGGATGCAACGCTTCCAGTGTAGAACCCAACATAACGGCATTCCCTATCGGTTGTATCTAGCCTGACATTACCGCTTGCGTCATATACCTTCAGCCCATAGGCCATTACAAGTTACCTAGCTTAACGCGCAATGTACTGCCATCATATATCTCAATCGCGTCATTAGTAATCTTCATTCGACTACCAGAAGAAGCTGATTGGATATTGAAATTGTTTTGCGCAGTACCGCTAATGTTGACTTGTGCGACATCTATTACACCTGTTGTAATTCTATCCCCATCAATAACAGTGCTACCTGCCGCAAGAGTATTATTTAAATTACTGAAAGTAACTAATCCATCAAAGTTAAAGCTAGAAAATGGGCCTGAAAAAGCTACTGTTTCAGTGCCACCATAAGCACTTTCCGTGACTACATATGATGCTGCCCAGTATTTACCCTCGCCGCCTGTTACAGTTAGCGGGTCTTGCTGCCATGTGCTAGTTAATCCTCCGATAACATTTGAATCATAGTCATATGATGTTGCGCTTGGTAAGCTCGGCGGGTTAGCTGAAGCAGTTTTAAAGTAAACATAGCCGTGCGCATTTCTTGGAGCGCGTGTCTCAGGGCTTAACGGCACAAC